GTCCTGCCCGCCTGTTCGCGTGACAGTGGTGGGCTAAGTGCTCCCCGCGAACATCCCTGACGCCGTCGGCCGAGTAAGGGCCATCCGTAAGGCGCTGGAGACAGTGCATGGCGCGGATGCGGCCTTACTTGCCGAGCAGGTGTTTTACAACAAGCTTTTGATTTCCCTCTGCAAGCTAGGAGTGGAACTGACGCGCGCAGGGGAGATGAACGGGGCCAGCGAGGAGTCCTTCTTTGGCTCGCTCATCACCATCCAGGCCATCAACACCGCATCCTTTGGCACCCGGCTTAAGGTCGATTCAACCGTGGCGCTCGAGGCCTCAAGAGCTTTTGACCAACTACTCAAGGAGTTAACCTCGTTATGAAATTCCCCCTCATCATCGTCATCCGAGGCGGCCAGTTCGAGAAGCGCCTCGTCAACGCGGCAGCGAATCAAGCCCTCAAGACGGGCGCGGAAATCCTCTTGGAGCGCGAGCCCAAGAACGCGCACGACTTCAACGCCATCAAAGCGGCGGTAAGAAAGCCAGACGAGGACGCCCCCGAAGTGTTCGAGGACTTCCCGCTGGGCTACGTGGCCAGGGAGGTTGCTTTCGTCCTGGCCCCCATGATGGACACTGGCTCCACGTTCAAGGTCAAGCTGCTCACCTGGAGCGCCTCCTCCGTCAACGCCGAGATTTCCGAGGAGAAGAAAGATGGCCAGGACTGACACCGACCAGCTCTTCAGTGGCGAGCTGAGCGTAATCTTCTTTCCCAGCGGGGCGCTGGGGAGTCTGCTTGAGGCGCAGGCCCGCAACCTCAACACCTATCCCCTCAAGCGTGACCGCTCAGCGGAAGTAAGGAGCCTCGGCAAGGTGCTGGAGCGGCTCAAGCTCGTGGGAGAGAACCAAGGCGTGATTGGCATTAGCTGGGGGGCGAACAGCCTGGGCGAGGCCGGCGTCTTCATCGTGCTCAAGAGCATCCAAGTGCGTGCAGCTGGGCCGCAAGTCGGAAGCGGGGGCTAGCATGAAACCTCGCATCGGGCGCTTCTTCATTCGCGGCTACGGCTGGGTGTGGGCCGTCTGGGTTAGCTATCCCAAGGCCAATCCCAACGTCCCGCTGTTGCCCCACGCAGTCTCACGCGACCTTCAGGGCCTTAAGCGCGCAAGTTGCTGGAAGCACCCCAAGCTCTGGGTGGTCAAATGAGACGCCTTTGGAAGCTCGGCATACCGGTTGGCCCTGGCGTCTTCGAGGTCAACTCCCCGCAAGGGGCCATCCTTCTCAGCGTGGCGTGGGTAAAGGAAGCACCCGCCATCTACGCTGAGTGCAACCCCAGCGCGCCATTCGGCAAGAGGTGCTTCGTCGTCATTGGCACTGGCGATTGGGTTCCTCGCGCCGCCGACAGACTTTCATCCCTGCCTTACGTGGGCACCTACTTGGTAGGCCGCTACGTCTGGCACATCTACGACAAAGGAGAAGTGCAATGAGCTGGACAAGAACCGCAAGCAAAGACCTCATCAACCTGGACAAGGTGCAAACGCTGGACATTCGCGAGCTCGATGGAGAACCCGCAGAGGGCGAGCCCACGCACTGCCTCGTCGCCGTGCTGGAATTGCCCATGACTGGTGACGACTGCGAGGTCATCATCAAGTCGGGCACTCACAACGAGTGCTCAGCGTTGCTCGATGCAATCGCTCGCAAGCTTCACCTCGTGCCATGAGAGTCGACTTCGACGTCTCCATCTGCGTGACGCGTGAGGAGCAGCGCGTGGCACGCTTAGCACACCCCAAGAAATTTGGGTGGCAGCTGCATTACGGCACCTGGGTGCGGCGCTACAAGACACATGCCATCACCGCGCTGATGTTCTATCGAGTGCATCACTACACAAGGACAGGACTATGAAAGGCCGCCCCGTTCGTGCAGTTCCCCGCATCCGCCGCGACTTGCGGCTTCGCGAGGACCTCGTCGCGCAGATAGATTTACTTCTGCTCGACCCGACCAGCAAGCGCATTGCGTATGGCGCCTGGAGCGACCTCGTCGAGACGCTCATGACCGAATGGCTCACGAAGCAGATTCAAGGTGCGTCTGGCGCTAAGCCGCTTTTGCCGCACAAGGCCGTGATTGCGCTCAATATGCTCGAGAGCGCGACCGTGGTCAACTGGGCGCAAGTCCTACCGGAGGCGATTAAGCTCCTGCGCGAGTCCTTGGGGTTGGGGGTGAAGCCATGACCACCCCCCAAGCCGCTGCGGTGCAGGAGAGCAAGACGCCGATAGTAGACGCGGCAGAGTTGGCGCGTGACAAGATGATAGCGAACCGCTTTATAGGGCGGCAAGGTGAACAGAAGGACTTGCCAAATCCGTGGGACATCGCCCGCCAGTTAGAACTCGCCCTCGCCGCCTCGCAGGAGCGGGAGGGGGGGATGAGGGAGTATCGAAGCCTGCATATTTACAAGCCATACGGCACATATTTCCGTTGTCGTCTATGTGGACAGACTTGGTGGGGTGATGGGAATTACTTAGACCGAGGCGAGAATCACAAGCACGACTGCGGAATCGCCATTATCGACGCCGCCCTCGCGAAAAGGAAACCTTAGACATTACAGGTTCCTTGACAACTGGTTCAAAAAATGCCACCATATACGCATACCCATTTCAGGCGCGGAAAAACCTTATGACCATCCTTACCCTTGAAGAACGTAACGACTTGCGAGCGCGAGTCCTGCGTGGAGAGGACTTGAGTTTGGAACAAGCCCGCGACGTGATTCTGGCTTGCAGGGCTGGCCAAGCGCTCATCCCCACCGACAAGCCGAAGCGGGCGAAAGGCAAGACTACTGCGCTCGCCACCGACGCACTCAACGCTGACCTGGCAGCTTTCGGCCTATGACCGAGCATTCCCCTTTCCACTTCCCCGACCTCGTCGACTCCACCATACGTGGGGACTGGGTCAATTGCAAGAAGAAGGTCGAGTATTCCTTCTTCCGCAACATCGCTGGGAAGCACCCCAGCATACACCTTCATGCCGGAGGTGCCTTTGCCTTCGCACTGGAGGCCACCCGCCGAGCTTACTACGAGCGCAGCGAGAGCGTGGACGAAAGCTTGCGCCAAGGTCTCCAAGCGCTGCTCAAATTCTACGGGCCGGTTCAGCTCCCAGCCGCCCGCACTGGCGACAAGTCCTGTGACAACGTCGTCAGGGCCTTCGATTCCTACTTCGCTCGCTATCCCTTGGCGACCGATATGCTGAAGCCGCTCATCCTGCCCAACGGCCAAGCGATGGTGGAATTCTCCTTCGCCATCCCCATGCAGATTACCCACCCCGAGACGGGGAACCCTATCCTCTACGGCGGTCGTGCTGACATGATTGCCAAGTACAACGACACGCTCTTCGTCACGGACGAGAAGACTGCCACCCAGCTTGGCGAAACATGGGCGAGTCAATTCGACCTCGACTCGCAATTCACCGGCTATACGAAGGCCGCGCAGGTCTACGGCTATCCAGTCGCCGGCACCTGTGTCAGGGGCGTTGGCCTGCTCAAAACGAAAATCACTCACGCCGAGACCTTTGTCTATCGCTCCCAGTGGGAAATCGACCGCTGGTGGGGCCAGCTCCATGAGGACGTTGAGGAGATGGTGGAGCGCTGGAAGAAGAACAAGTTCGGCATGGCCCTCCACAAGTCCGTGTGCGCTGCATACGGCGGGTGCCAGTTCAAGCAACTCTGTCTCTCGCGAGACCCCGAGGAATGGATTCCCCTCCACTTCCGCCGGCGCGTCTGGAGTCCGCTCGAGAAGGACAGTGGCGAGAAGCTGCTGGAGAATACTGAATTCATGGCCCAAGCAACCGCGCCTGAGCTTTCGCTGCCGGACCTGAATTCATGAGCTACTCATTATTCACCCCAGACGAGTGGGTCATACTGGGGTTTGCCATCCTCCTTGCGCTCATCTGCGCAGTTATATTCAACGACTGACCATGGCTGGCTTTCGCCCGATGAAGGGATGGAACAAGGCGTTCGACCTCAAAGCGGTCAGTTATCCCGTCTTTGGGTCGCTCAAGCTCGATGGTATCCGTGCGCTGTGGGTCGGTAAGGAATTCCTCTCCAGCACCCTCAACACGATTCCTAACCGCAATATCCAGCGCATCTTCTCCACTCTTGGCATCCCAGCCATGTGGGATGGGGAGCTGATTGATGGCTCCCCTAACGGCGAAGGCGTCTATCACCGTACCGAGTCCACGGTGATGAGCCGGGACAAGGATGCGGCTGGCGTTCGCTTTTGGGTCTTCGACAACCCCGAAGCGAGCGGAGGCTTCGAGAAGCGCATACGCACCTTGCAGGGCATTGACAACTGGGTGCGTGTCCTTCCTCAGATGGTGCTCAGGAACCCAGACGAAGTCCAGGAATACTACATGGGCGCACTTGCGGAGGGCTACGAGGGTATCGTGCTACGCCATCCTCACGGCCCTTACAAGCACGGTCGCTCCACCTTCCGCGAGCAATACATGCTGAAGCTGAAGCCCCTGGAAGATGCCGAAGCTCCTATCATTGGCTTCGAGGAGATGGAGCATAACCTTAATGAGGCCGAGGAGAACAACTTTGGCCTCACGAAGCGCTCCTCAGCGCAGGCTGGTAAGGTGGGCGCAAACACCCTTGGGGCTGTCATAGTCGATTGGCATGGCAAGCCCCTGCGGATTGGCTGCTTTAAGGGCATAAGCAAGGTGATGCTGCAAGTCATCTGGAACGAGCGCGAGAAGCATATGGGCCGCTTAGTCAAGTTCAAATACTTTCCCATCGGCAATAAGGACTTACCCCGTCAGCCGCGCATGTATGGCTTCAGGGACAAGATTACGCTGTGACAGAGTGGCACTAATGCCACATTTTTGACACCTTCAGGAGAACCTTATGTATCTCGTATTAGACGAAGACGGGGCAGACACCTGCCGAGAGCTGGATTTGGACACCAAGTTGTTGGCGTGCGACGGAGACACAAAGATATTCCGCTTGCAGCCGGGCAGCAATCCTCCGGTATTCGAGGAGGCCGAGGTCAAGGAAGGTGACGAAGAGGGCGAGTTCATCATCACCTGGACACGGGTATGAGCGGCACCAAGGTCTTGGTTCCTGGGCCCAAGATTTTGCTCATGGGCAACCCAGGCGACGGCAAAACCGACAGCATTCGCACGCTGGTAGCGGCGGGGCTCAAGGTCTTTGCCGTTCTCACTGAGCCAGCTATCGAGGTGCTACTCGACAAGCGTCGGCGAGTCTACACCTGCGAGGAAGGCCTCCACTGGCATTACATCCCGCCAGTTGCGCCCGACTGGAACGACTTGGTGCAAGCCGGGGAGCTGCTCAACAAATTCGGCTTCAAGCAGCTCAGTGAAATGCCCCCAACCAACCGAGAGCGTTTCCGCGGCTGGATTGACTTCATCAGCGCGATGGGCAACCTCAAGTGCCAACGGTGCAACAAGGTTTTTGGCCCCGCCGACCAGTTGACGCCTTACGACCAGTGGGCCGTGGTGAACGACTCCCTGTCGTCCATCTCGCTGATGGCGCTCAACGTCTTAATCGGCACCAAGCCGGCAGTGCACCAAGGCGAGTGGGGTATCGCTATGGGGAACCTCGAGCGCTACATCAACAAGTTCTGCTACGACATCCCCTGCATGGGCGTCATGCTGTGCCATGCAGAGCGCGAGGCAGACGAGGTGGGCGGTGGGTCGCTCAATATGGCCGCCACCCTCGGACGCAAGCTCGCTCCGAAAATCCCCAGGGCCTTCTCCGACGTGCTGATGGCCACACGCGAGGGGAACAAGTTCACCTGGAGCAACATCACCAGCAATTACATCCTCAAAGCGCGGAACTTTCCTTACGCTTCGGGGATGGCCCCTGACTTCGGCCCCGCAGTCAAGTCGTGGCAAGAGAAAATCAAGTCGGAACTGGCAGCACAAGGCGCGACCCAGCCCGCTCCGGCGAAATGAGCAACAACGGGCGGCGCAGCCGTTAATCTGCGCCAACCTTCGTTATAACTAAGGAGATGCAAATGTTCAAGAAGTTGACACAGCACGTGTTGCAGATGCCCCTTCCGTCGTCGTTCTCCCTCGAGGGATTCCAGTCTGGGTCCTTCGAAGGCGTCGGCGACACCCGCAGGCTGCGGCTCGAGCCGGCGGACTACAGCGCAGTTGTCGTCGGACCCTGGGGGGAGAAGTCGAAGCTGAAGGTCGAGAAGGAGTATGTCATTCTCGAAATCCTCTGGCAGCCCTCCTCGCCGGAGATGGAGGCGAAGTTCAACGTCGAGAAGCTGCCCCCGGTCAGGCAGTCGATTTTCCTCGACCTCACGCCGGGAGGCGGCATCGACATGGGGCCCTTCAAGAACCCCGACCTGAACACGCTTCTCACGGTGTTCGGCCTGGGGCAGAACGGAGCAGCGTGGAAGTTCTCGGACTTCATCGGCAGGCCCGGCAAAATCAAGGTGGGGCACCGTCCGAACCCTGCCAACCCGCAAGACCCTTACGTCAACGTCAACGCTGTGACGAAGCTGTAAGGCCCCCGTGTCAAGCAGCGCAGAGTATCGCGCTGTTTCTCACAGGAGGCTTTATGGCAGATGAGAAGGCGACGTATCACGAGCGAATTCGGCAGCAGATGATTAAGGCCAACGAGGCCTTTTTCAAAGCTGAGGGTATTCAGGGCGTCATTGTCGTCACGCTGAAGCAGGAAGGCGAGGACGTGCTTGGGAATACGCTGGCCTACGCTGAGCCGCAGGTAGGCATACCCTTGGTGCTCCTCACTGGGCTTCGCCAGCTTCAGGCCACCATCGAGGCCTATCAAGCAAACTCCCCCAAAATTGTCGTTCCTGAAGGAGCCGGTAATGCTCGTCTCGATTAGCCGCATCGCCGTTCCTGAGGGGCGCTTCCGCGAGAAGTTCGACCGCAAAGCACTCGACCTGCTTAAGGCGTCCATCGCCAGCGTAGGTCAGCTCAGCACGGTTGTAGTGGAAGCTGTTGGCGACGGCAACTATAATCTTCGAGCGGGGCATCGGCGCTTGATGGTCATAACCGAGCTTCACGCAGAAGGAGTTGCCCTTCGTGTCGGAGACGACCACCTTCCCAAGGGCGCCATCGCCGCTCACGACTACAGTGAGCTTTCGCCCCTTCAAAGGCTTGAAATCGAAGTCGAGGAGAACATCGCCCGTGAAGACTTTACTTGGCAGGAGCGCACAAAGGCTGTTGCGGCGTTGCACCGCCTTAGGTCAGCACAACACCCTGACCAAACTCTCACAGCCACCGCTTCAGAGGTGCTGGGTAAGCCGGCAGCAGGTGACCAAGTCACGCAAGTCTCGGATGCTTTGCTTGTGGAGCAACACCTGGGCGACCCTGAAGTTGCTGGGGCGAAATCGCAGCGGGAGGCAGTTAAGGTCATTCGTAAGAAAAAAGAAGCTGAGCACCGAGCTATGCTCGCGGTTACTGTCGACACGAGCAGCAGTCCTCACACCATGCTCAAGGGCGACAGCTTCGAACTTATCAAGTCTCTACCAGCCGGTGCCTTCGATGTAATTGTCACTGACCCCCCGTATGGAGTCGACGCCGACAGCTTTGGGACAATGTCCAGCACCGGCCACGCCTACGAGGATTCCCCCGAACTTTGGAAACGTTTCGTCTCGGAGATGCCAGATGAGTTCACTCGAATCACCAAGCCCCAAGCGCACGCTTACATCTTCTGCGACCAGCGAAACTTCAAGGAGCTCGCTCTCCAAATGCTCCTCGCCGGCTGGACAGTATTCCCCACCATGCTCTTCTGGTATAAGGGAAACAGCGGAATGCTCCCTTTCCCTGATTTCGGGCCGCGACGCTGTTACGAAACCATCCTCTACGCGTATAAAGGAGGCCGTCGAACGCTCCGCGTTGCCCAAGACGTCATCGCCGTCAGCCCCGTGCGAGACCTCAAGCACGGAGCGCAGAAACCTGTTGCTGTCTACACCAACTTACTACAACGAAGCGCACGCCCGGGAGACAGCATCGTCGACCCCTTTGGGGGAACAGGGCCAATCCTCGTCGCAGCCAATTGCCTCAAGCTGGTTGCAACGTATATCGAGCGTGGAGAAATCGCCTTTGACATTGCCAAAGGGAGAGTATCCACTAGCGAAATCGACGACGGAGCCGAGCAATACGACGGGCTGGGAATCACCGGCCTTTAATCAACCGAAAGGAGAAAACATGATTCAAGTAAATGCTGACAATGTCAGGGACGCGCTGAGTCAGTTGGGGCGCGGCGGCATCTCTGTCCCATCGTGGCTCGTTATCAATCCTGTGACCCACGCGCGAGGTGGGGAAGGCAAGCCCTATGATGCAGGCGAGGGCGCTCCTTGCTTCTTCAACGGCCCCGCCGAGCACAAGTTCCACGTCGCTTTCCACGGCAACCAGGGGTCCTTCGACCGAGTGGTCGACCTCAAGGAAATCTTGGCCATCCTCAAGGGCGAGGTCTCCAGGCGTGAATCCGCCGACAGGCGCCGCCTTTACGAGGTGAACAAGAAGCGCGTTGCTGAAGCGCGGCGTCTCCTGAAGGAAGCTGCTCGGCTGATGAAGAGCGGCAAGGCTCTACTCAAGTCAGCAAAAAGGGGGTGATTCTCATGGCGAAGGCCAAGAAGCGCTCGAAGCGCAAGCGTCCACCCTATCCGGGCTACTGATGCCCGCGCCCGAGCAAGTATTCCGGTTCGAAGGAAAGTGCGTCCGGAATACTCCCAAGGCCGTTCAGGTCGACTTCGACGACTTGGACGAATTGGTCTGGTTGCCCCTCTCCCAGATACTCAATCCCGAGGAGCTGTTCAATTCTGACGGCTCCTTGATTCCTGGCACACGCACCATTCAGTTGCCGAAGTGGCTCGCGACGCGAACAGGCTTGTTGTGAGTCACAATCCTGAGTGGTATCGGCAGTATTATTTAAAGAACAAGCTTCGTATTCAGGAGAAGAACGATGCCTACTACGCGAAAAAGGGAAAGGCGTGGCGTTCAACAAAGAACCGCGCATATCACCTCCGACGCAAACAAAGTGCAGGTCGGGGGCAGGCATTACAAGCAGTTCCAAATCCAACCCTGGGACGCGATTCTCAGCTGGCAGTTGGGATTCCTGGACGGGAACGCAGTCAAGTATCTCGCCCGCTGGCGACACAAGGGCGGCGTCGAGGACTTGAAGAAGGCTAAGCACTATCTCGACAAGCTGATTGAAGTGGGGGGGAAGTGAAATACGACCCTATCTATTTCAACTGCTTCATCATGTGCCTTTACGTGCTGAACACCCTTAATTGGGCCTTCCAGCGCAATTGGCCTCAGGCCCTGTATTGGTTCGCAGCGGCCTTAATCACACTGGCGGTAACGTGGGGGCTAACGATAAAATAGAGCGCTACCCCGGTCAGCGTGGGCCAACGACCGGGCCTTTACACGACCCCAACTTTCTTGAAGCAGTTGGGGCTATGCAATTGCATGACTTGCTCATCTGGCACATTTCAGGCGAGCTTGGAACATCTACCCTGGGGATGCAGATGAAGCGACTCGCTGACCGAGTGCGAGCATCGCACAAGCGCTTTCGCTATGTCTCATTTGAACTAAAACTCTTTATAATAAGGGTCAGGTAATGCCAATCAAGACCAAGGCAACGGGGCCACTGACGGCTAAAGTCGTCATTATAGGTGAAGCTCCCGGGGCCGAAGAAGAAGTCCAAGGCGTCCCCTTTGTCGGCCAAAGTGGGGTGGAATTAACCAGGATGCTCAACGAAGCAGGCATCCTCCGCACCGAGTGTTATATCACGAATGTCTGCAAGTATCGTCCACCTGGGAATGACCTCGAAACCTTTTTCCTCGACAAGAAGTGCACGCAGCCCAACGAGCTGATAAAGGAAGGAGTTGAGGAACTCAAGCGCGACCTCGCTCTCATCAAGCCCACCCTCATCATAGCGATGGGGAATACTGCCTTATGGGCCCTCAAGGGCCATCGCGGTATCACCAAGTGGCGTGGGTCAATGCTCGACTATAACGGCGCGTGCCTGATGCCAACCTA